ATATTCACAAAGTCATTCAGAACAGAAGCAGCGCTGGCCTGATCGGTAAACACGGAAGAATCCGGCACAAAAGTCACATTCGCGGTCTTGCTCAGCATCGAGTCATAGTCCAGATTGCCAGTGACCTGCTGAGTGATGTTTGCACGAGTCTCGTCGCTCACAGTCACTTTCGTAGTAGCATTTGCAGCAGAAGTAGACTTGAAATCGCTCTTCAGCGCGTCGATATATGTAGTATCAAACAGCGTATTTACGAGATCACGATTAACGGTTTCGCCCAGATTCTCCCAAATGTCGCACATCTGGTTATAAATCATCGGAGCGGTATCATTCAGAATATTGTAGTTGTCCTTCCAGCTGGCCATCTTAGCGTTTGCATAAGTCGCATCAATATCGGCATCAGAAGAAGTAGAGTACATCGGGAACACTTCACGAGCTGCATTGTAATTGATAGGCTGGTCATAAGACATCAGAATGCCCTGAACGAACTTCTTGACGGTATCTTCGTGAGCTGCGGCCCAATCAGCGTCAAACACAATGCCGTCCATAACCAGAGAAGAGGAAGACTTCGTATCAAACACGACGGTGCTATTGGTATAGGTCTTAGCCTGAGTCAGGTACGGCTCCCAAGTAGCCGCCACATCAATCTGGCCAGCAAAGTATGCCTTAGCGGTATCATCTGCCGTACCAAACATAATCAGATTGTTCATGATGGTTGCCTTGTCAGCATCAGACAGACTAGAATTATTGATAAACCAAGCAACCAGAGTCTCAGCCTCAGAGAACTCAGGGACACCGATCTTAGCATTGACCCACGAATTCACATCAGCGAACTGAGTAGAAGCAATAATACCGTCACCACCATAGCTGTAGTTGGTGAAAATCGGCATGATGACATTCTTGCCAGCGTCAGTAAACTTCTGAGACAGGAACGCCACGCGGTTCGTAGTATAGCCAGCAGCCTGCAGATCACCAGAGATCAGAGCGTTACTGGACTCGGTCGCATCGTTGATGACGTTGATATTCACCTTGATGCCGAGCTGATCAAACACAGAACCAGGCTGAGTAGTAAGACCGCCATTTGCCGTAATGCAGCTTAACCAGCCTGCCCACTCATCCAGAGACAGATTGATCGTATCATTCCCGGCGGAATCAGATGGCTTGTTTGTACTGATAGAAGTGCTCGGCTTTGATGTAGTCGGCTTCTTCTTATCGAACTTGATTAATCCACTCTTAATACTACCCAAAATACCCACTACAATAGCCATCAGGAGAATCACATTGACAGCTTTACGACCTTTTTTTGTTAGAGTAAACTTAAACATGTTATTCTCTCCTATTTGATTTTTAATTTTATTTCTTGGACTGAGTATTCAATCCAAAAGACTTTGTGAAGGCATTGATATCCTTAATGTCGTATGTGATGGGTTTCGCAGTTCCCTTCTTTAGACTCTCCAGATAATCATTTACCTTATAATCAGCAGTTTTCGCATTGGCCTTATCCAATTTACCATCACGGCTTGATTGATACAGGACCTTTGCGCCAGCTGCTTTCTCGCGACTCTCCTGCAGACCATCACGAGTAGCATTGAGCATCTTATCTGTACCAGTAGCAGAACGAAACTTACCAACGGAATCATATGCGGCCGAGATCTGCTCATTAGCCTGCATCTCGGAGACGACATCTTTACTCTCACGCTTTAGAGCTGCCAGCTGATTTTCCAACTTTTCTTTGATGTTTTTCATTTCTTCAACTGCCGGGCGCATTTTAGCATACTGCTGAGACAGATTCTCCATAGCGTCCATTTCTTCCTGAAGATTACGAGCAAAAATAGTAGCAGACTCTTCGTCGCCACGACTCATAGCGGCCTTAGCGCGTTTATCGTAATCTTCAGCTCGTTTCTGCGCGGAGGAGAACTGATCTTGAATCGTCTTGAGCTTGCCAGTTAAATCTCTCAGAGTGCGGCACGCATCATTATATTGATCGGTTGCCTCATCAATCTTCTGTGCATAGATTGCCTTAGCTCCTTCAGGAGTTTTAGCTGTGTCCTGCACAAACTTTTGAAGAAATCCACCAGCGAGAGTTTTAATTTGCTCTCTCCAAGATGGGAACAGAATCAGACTGATTACAAATGCACCACTGACACAAATGACCACAAACTCAGGAATGGTTAAAGAAAACATTACTGAGCACCATCCTTCCCGGCGGGCTCCGTCTTATCCTCTTCGATAAATTCCTCAATAGAAGAAATCATCTCGACTTCACTATTGACAGTGCTTACGATCTTATCAATGGCTGCACTTGCTTCGGCACTACGATTGGTAAGCGCCTCGATTTGTTCCTTCATGGATTCAATCTGTCTGTCGTTATTCTTCATTTCTTCAAACAACGCATTCATCTTGTCATTACCAACCGTCCGAAGAAGTTCCTTGCGCTGCTCTGCGTCGGACATAATTGCGGCCGCATCATAGCCCAGTGTCGTCATCAGGTTTTTGACCGTAGCACGTTTCGTCTTGGTGGGCATCTCAGACGGGAATGTATCGATCACATCCTTGATCTTGTAGACAGTAACAGAGTCGGCAGGATTCATACTATTGGCTTCGTAGACAGCTCCGATGTCAATTGTGTCGCCCTCCGGAACCTCGGCTCGAATCGTACCCGTTACTCCAAAAGTCGGTTCGTCTTCAGGAAAATGCCCATTGTTATAAGCATCTCCAACGCCACTACAAACGCGAAGCTCATTCGTGGTATCCGGCATATCATACTCAGAAGCAGCTACACCCTCAACAAGACCGAGCTTCTCGAAAAAACTTTTCTTTGCCATAATTTTCTCCTCTTTAATCTTCTTCTCCGACATCTATTGATTCATAGTGGTCGTCTTTAAATTCATTAAGGCCGCCACCATAATACCAACCGTGAGACTCGACAAATCTTAAAAATATATCTGTAACATCATCCAGACTGATTTTATCTGGAACAGTTAGACAGCCTTCAATCTCGATTTCGTGTGACATATATTCTCCTTTTACTCCTGAAGAAGCTTTATAAACCGCTCTCTTTCTTCATCAGACAACTTTCGATAAGTTACATTTGAACGAAGCATAGCGTGTCCTTCCGCTCGGCACGTCGAAATTTTCATGTCCTGCAACGTGTCATAATTTATTTGCAACTCATCTATGTCGTTATTGTCGTCTAGAAAATCATCATCATACTTCCAGAGCGCATAACGTGGCCTAACATCAATCATGTTATTCACTCCTTACGAAAACTTCCATTTGAAAATTTTCTTGATACAAGCATTTGTGATCCAGTCAAACAAAATACTGAAAATCACAATCGTCAAGATTCCAACAAACACCAATGTTGTACGACCACGGGCAGACGAAGTATAAATCAGATACCCGATACCATACTTTGCATTCACTGTTTCCGCTACCGCGATATATGTCCAACCAATGGCGTACATTGTAGCAAAGGATTGACAGATGGACGGTGCTGCCATCGGAAGAATAATTCGTGTGACCGTGTTGAATTTCCCTGCCCCGTCAATACTAGCTGCTTCAATCACATCATCACAGACATCATCCAGAGCAATCAGTACGCTTGGCAACATAAATACGAAGCTGGCCACAAACAGAAAAGCAATTTTCATCTGTTCCCCTATTCCGAACCACATCGTAAGCAGTGGATAGAAGGCAGTCACTGGTAGGAATCTCATCGCTCGAATCGCCGGATACAACAGGTTTTGAATTGGATGACAGATTTTCATCAGGCAGCCAAGTGGAACTGCGATACCGGCACTCAGAAGAGCTGCTGCTGTAATACGAATCAATGAATATCGAAACGCTTTATGCATTGTCCCGTTCTGAATCAGCAGAAAGAATTCACGAAACACAGCTCCTTTCTGGGGAACAAAAATTGGCGAAGTCAGAGCCGCGCCAATGTCCCAGATAATCGCCAACAGAATCAGAAGAATCACACGATAGATCCAATCTTTCTTCGTTGTTTTCATTTTTAATCTCCATTAACAGGATCGTCAGGTAACGGCATCCAATGTGTTACTTCATCCAACGGAATACATTCAGCTGATGTTTCCCAACCCGGTTCGCTCCAATCTGTTGGGTAACAATAATAAGCAATATCTTTTCCACGTTCTTTATCATATACAAGAACTTCATTGGAGCATGATCCATCTCCTGCTCGTGGCGGTAACTCATCTTTGACACTAATCCAAAAATCATTGATTGAAACTTTCATATTGATTCTCC